AAAAACTCTTAGGACAATATGCAAATCAAAGACTTAGCTATAATCAACAAGTTACCAAACACGATGGCGGGTTAGTTTGGGTTGTTGTGGGGGTGGTAGTCATAACTTTTGTTATGGATTTTCTCTCCAAATAGGTGTGGTTTCAGCTTGGTAAAATTCAACAGTTCTTCCCCCTGAACCTAAGAACGAAGTAGCATTAGCCCTCACTCTTCTATTCGAAGCTGAGTATTCATCGCCAAATATACTGACATAAACTTTTTCTACATCAGATGAATCTAACTCAGTAAAAATATGGCTATCATTCTCATCAAAAGAGTGTCCATGAATAAATACAACACCCTGTAATCGTTTTAATTTTCTAAAGCAAAAGTACAAATATGGATTAGTTTTTATTTTTTCTTTCTTTTTTTGACTTGTTGGTTCTGATACAAATAATGGGAATTTATTATTTCTAAGATTAGCCCTTACTTGCTCTATTATTGTTGTTCCATTATATGTACATGTATGTTTTTTGATATCACCATACTCTTCATATATATATATACCACCATGTAAACAATGGATTTTCTGTTTGGTGCCAAAGCCTTGCCATGTCCTTCCGACTCTAAATCCATCGTCAATATTGTAATTGACTGGTGCTAATGCTATTTTATTTTTTGCCCAATAAACCAATAAATCATAATTTAGAGTAAATACATCATCAAACTTTGCTAAAAAACCTCTTGCCATAATATAGTTATCGTCACCAATAGCATTTGGCAGTAAAGGATGTTTTTCAGCAATCGCATTTATAAGAGCATTTTTTAGTATTTCTTGATCCTCTCTTATTCTTTGAATTAGAGGGTTTCCTTCGTCATACAATGCTATAACTGTTTCGGCAGAAATAAGACTTTGCATCACCCGTTCAAAATCATAGGTTTGTAAATGAGTAAATATTGAAGTTATAGCCTCGTGTCTATCTCCAAAATCAGCTACGTTATATAATTGCGAGTAATTAAATATTTCTGCATCCCATGATTGAGAAAATCCATTACCTAATATTATTGAGGGGACACTCCCTTCAGGTAAACTATCAAAAGCATCATCAAAGCTAATCATGAATTAGTCTCTATTCATCTAATACGATCATATGGATTCAAACTCACTGCCGCTTCTAAATGATCCGGTGCAAAATGGCTATAGCGCATGGTCATTTGGATAGTGGAGTGCCCGAGGATTTGTTGCAGTACTAATATGTTGCCACCGTTCATCATAAAATGACTGGCGAAGGTATGACGTAAAACATGGGTTAACTGGCCGGTAGGTAATACCAGCTTGGCCCGGTCAATGGCTTGGCCGAATGCGTCATAGGCATTGGCGAATAAGCGCCCTTTCATCTTTGGAATTAGTTTATGCAGTTCCGCAGAAATAGGGACTGTACGGTTCTTTTTACTCTTGGTATTGATATAAGTAATTTTATTTGGCATCACCTGAGCTTGTCTTAGTTGTTCCGCTTCACTCCAGCGCGCACCGGTAGCCAGACAGATACGAACAATGATACCGAGATCTTTATTGCTGGAATTGTCACACTCATACAGCAGACGTTTAATATCGTCCTCATAAAGGAAAGTTAACTCGTTTTCACTTTCACGAAATAACCTGACACCATCCAACGGATTAGCATGATTCCAATGCCCTAGCCTTTTCAACTCATTAAAGACAGCTCGCAGATAAGCATGTTCGCGATTGACCGTTGCCTCTTTTGGCGGTTTAACGATTCCGTGTTTTGGCTTACGGCTAAATTCACCGGCTAAACGCTGCTTGCGATAATTGGCGAACACTTCCCGGTCAAAATCAGCAACAGCAGGATCGCCCAAGTTATCACACAGGATATTGAGTTTATCTAATCTTGCTTTGCCGTCACTCAAAGAGCGCCCGTGGAGTTCATACCACTGACTGACCAATGTCTTTAACCTCTGCGCGGCACTCTCTGCCGGTGTGTAGTCAATATCCAGATCACCACGTTGCACTAACTGCTCACGTTCAAAGCGCAACGCCTCGCCGCGAGTAACAAAGGTTTTCCTAACCCGCTTACTGTCACGGCCATCTGAGTAAAAATCACAGACCCACTTCCCGTTGGGTAACTTCCGTACTGCCATAAATAAGTCCTCAAGTATAATCCCTTGGACTTATTTACTGTATATAAAAACAGTAGTCAATGTTTGATATGCAACACGACAAACATCTGATTAAAAACTAACGTGTACAGGTTTTCTTTGATTTACTGATAGAGCCATCATTACAGACAAATTTCCCATTTTCACAATGGGATACCCCGCCCTTTTTGCCGGAACAGGGGTAATTTCTAGCCATTGATACCGTTGGTAAAGACAGAAGCAAAGCACCAATAATCGCTGTAGTTAAGATTTTCATCACAACTCCATGTATGTTCGCCAATCAAACGGCAAAGCTTTTCCATTGTTCTTCACTAATGATTTTTAAAGGGACACCCTTTTCATCACGATAGTTAATAGCTAACTCTATTTTTCTGCCATAGCTTTGGAAACGCCAATCACGGGAGCTTAAAGCGCCAATAATTAGGTAGTCTATTTTTTGAGTTATCGTATCCACGACAATGCCACCGGCAGCCTCTATTTCTGTCTTGCATTGATTGCGGCTTCCGCACAAAAACTTACCCGTCAGACAGACTACAGAATCTTGCAAATCAATATTATCTACATGCTCAATAGGCAATCGTGTTGCCATTCCATCTACAACTCCATTGGCTATATCACAACCGGTAAAATCAATCAGCGCTTGTTTTAAGGCTTCTCTTTCATCTGGAGTTATAATGCCATCGGCTAAAATATCTTTAACTAACTTGTACAGCTCTTTGCCGGGATAATTATTCTTCAACATACCATTCTGAGAAAGCCACCAGTCAAGATAGCGGACTTCACTTTCTATCAATTGGTGATTTGCCAGCATGCCTTTGCATAATCCCTCAAGCAAATGCTGGTCTGATTCAGATGAGTAAAGATCGATATCTGGCGTGTCGAGCAAGTTCTGCTGGATGTCAATCAGGTCAATTTTGAACTGAGCCAGTTCTTCTTTATCAATAATACCATCGTCTAAAATAGTAGCTATTTTTGTTCGAATTGCATCAACACAATAATTTTCACAAATAATTTCAGATTCTAATAACCATGTATCCAAAAAGACGAGTTCTCGGGTATCAACTTCACCATCACAAATAATACCTTCGATCAAATTAATTAGATTAGTTAACAGTTTTTCTCTATTGCGTGAGTAGTTAAAAACACTGAGTTTCTTATCATCCATAAAGACTCCGTGAAGCTACAAAATTATTTAGAATTAGGTATCAATAGCCCGTAATTTCGCCGACAACTTTCGCCAGTATATTAACCTCACTAACCGGCCAATTAACATCATTGATACGCCATACATCACCGGGTAAACGAGCAATATTGCTAATCGAGGTCACACCTGCTTTTTCAATCAACCAAAGGCCGTCAGCGACATTTCTAAATTGACGTTCGACCAGAAAATAACGTTTTTCATTAGGGAACGAAATTAATTCAGGTTCAATAATCTGAACGGGCAGTAACTCTGAATCTAGCAATATAGGGGATACATCTATCAGCAAGCCATCTTCAAGGCTTTTATGAGCAATAGATTTTGCGGTTTCATGTGCGGCAGGTTTAACCGGTTCCTGAGGTTCCCCCTCACCAGTTGCAAGCCAATGTAATGAAACACCAGTTTCTAAAGCACAGAGCACAATCTCTTTGCCCGGAAAGTAATCACGTTTGATCCAAGTGCTGATTGTTCCCGTTCCTGCACCTAGATAAGCCGCTAATTCTCTTTGTACTTTAAAACCATAGGCTTGCATCATTCTTTCTACAGCTGCAATCCCGCCGCTTAGTTTTTTATCATCCACGCTCGCAAAAACCCCTTTACATACTCGCATATGCATAGTTTAATTCGTGAATTGATGGCAAATACCCACCAATACCTATATTAACCACCATCAAACAGGATGCCCTATGAATCAGAACCTTGCAATAACAGTTACATCGCCCTATCTGTCCCTAACTGAGTTCTCAAAATTGAGTGGAATCCCTTATGAAACCTGCCGTGGCATGGTGAAAGATGGTCGTTTACCTATCCGCCAGAAAGTTCGCAAAATGGAAAAGGTTCTCGTAAATATGATCGCTCTCACTAAAGAAGCGGCAAACCAGTAATGTTTGATATTCAAATTTGCCAACTAATTGTCGGCATATGTGAGGAAGTAAGCCATGTTTGATTTTTCAGTGTCCAAACATCCGCACTTTGATAACGCCTGCCGCCAGTTTGCGTTAAAGCACAACTTAGTCGAGCTGGCAGCAAACGCAGGGATAGCGGCGCAGGTTCTACGTAATAAATTGAACCCCGATCAGCCGCACCGTTTGACCGTAGACGAGCTGTTACGCATCACCGACCTGACCGAAGACCCAACGTTATTAGACGGTCTGCTGTCACAAATCAATTGCATGCCATCTGTGCCAGTCAATGAAGCCTGCACCGGTAATATTCCAACTTATGCGCTACATGCTACTGCCGCCGTAGGTTCTATTGCTGCCGCTGCGGTACAAGGTAATCACAAAACAGCATTCAGCAAATCTGCACTGTTGGATAGCGTCAATACTGCGATTCGTCATCTGTCATTGATTGGCCTGACGGTGCAGGCGCGCATTCAATCAACCCCTGCGCTTGCTTCAACCGTTGATGTTATTAGCGGCTTGAGTGCTGTCGCCGGTTTGAGTTGAGGTGTTTTTATGATTATTTCTATTGCCCCATTGTTGAAACAGCAAAGCCCGGTAAACCTGCGCCATTTCGGTAACGGTGTGCTGGAGTTGAAGAACGGCCAGCGCTGGAAGCCGGGAAGTAATCAAAAGGCGCTTTTACAAGAATTGTCCTCTGCAAAGAAGACGCCAATATTGCGCCGTTTATTAGGGCGTTAATTGGGGGTTATATGTTGCAATTAACGGAATCTGAAAAATTAAGAATGACGGGTATTGCTCGTATTGCTGAATTAAAAGAAACGCATTTCCGTAATAGAAAGAATGTTGCTCAAGAGGCTTTTGATAAGTCACCGGCACATTTGCGGAAAACAATCTGTTTTCATGCTGGGTTAAAAAGTCGCCATGTGAATATGCAGTTTTCAGAATTAACTCCAGCAGAAAGAGAGTCTGTTGTTGAAACGTTGAATTACTTAATTGAGTTTACTCGTTCGTTGCCGTCATTTGTCAGTAATGATGATTGCACTCTGAATATTATTAATTAACCCCAACCACAATATATGGCGTTTTACTCGCCGGGTTTCGTATTGCCTAAAAACAGGAATTATCTATGCAGAATACAGCACAAAATATATGGGTGGGAGTAGACCCGGCCAAGCCGGGCAGTGACCGCTCAGTCACAATGATGTCCGTTGAATCAATGGAGCTAATGCTCAATGAAGCGCGTATGGATGAAAGAAAGAATCAGGCCGCGCTGGTTTCCTTTCGTTTGGATGAGATTGCTAATCAAATTCTAAACCGAGAATTGAGTGGTGTAGAAGCGGCGGAGCTGCTTAATCAAATCGCTGAGCACATAATCACTCAGTCTTATGACCAGCATTAATAATATGCGTGGCCGTATTACCCCAACTCCGCCGTTACCCTATCCGGGCAGCGGCGCTGCTGTTCCTGCTTATGCCTATCCCGGTAGCAAACCGCGCCAAACCCTTGCACCTGCAAGACCGCTTACCCGTGAACAACTGATA